TACCAGTATCGTTGTAAGTTAGAAACTAATACTACAGTTGCACCAGCTTACACAAACGCAGTTACATTAACAGTATTCAGAGTTATTACAGTAGACACACAACCAGTAAATTCTACACCGATTGCTCCTGCTGCAGGATCATTTACAGCAGTTGGTTCTACTTTAGATGGTGCTACTATTACATACCAGTGGCAGAAATCTGAGAACGGTGATGGAATAAACTATGTCGATATAAGTGGTGCTAACACTACAACATATACTACTGGTTCTACAACTTACGATGATAGTTACGGTGACTACTACCGATGCAAACTTACTGCAACTGGTGCAAGTGATGTATTCACTAGTGCTGCAAGATTGTTCGTTCAAAGAACTATAAACATTACATCTCAACCAACTAATACAACTGGTGCTGTTGGTGGTACATCATCCTTTGGTGTTGCTGCTACAACATCTGATAACGATGCAGGAGATATTACATATCAGTGGCAAGTATCTATTACAGACGGAGCATCATGGTCTGATGTATCTGAAGGAACTGGTGGAACAACTACAACATATACAACACCTACACTTACTACAGCATACGATGAATATCAATATCGTTGTGTTCTTTCATGTGCGGGTGCTACATCTATACCATCTAATGCTGCTACATTACAAGTAGAAACTGTAACAGTTGTTGTATCATCTCAACCATCTGCTCAAAATGTTGATGAGGGACAGACTGCAACATTCACCACACTAGGTGGAGTAACAATGTCACCTGTAGGTGGTAACGCTGCATCATCTTCATTCGAGGTAGATCAGTTTGATACTCCTAGTGGTGGAGGTGGTGGTGCAGAAGGTATGTCATCACATACACCTGGCGTAACATATCAGTGGGAGAAATCTGACAATGCGGGTGCAGTATGGAACCCTATTGGTGGAGCAACATCTGCGTCATATACAACAGGAATTACAACATATGCAAATGATCATGATGATCAGTATCGTTGTGTTATTAGTGCAGTGGGTGCTGCTACTCCCGCAACGACCAATGCAGTTGTATTGACAGTTCAAAGAACATTCTCTATTACAGCACAACCATCAAATGCAACAGCAAACGAAGGTGCAACAGCAAACTTTACAGTTACAGTTTCTACAAGTAGTGGATCTCCAACATATCAATGGGAAAGATCTGACGATGGTGGTGCAAACTATGCATCTATAGGTAGTGCAACCAGTGCAACATACACAACACCAACTTTAGTATTTGCTAATGACAATGCAGATCGTTACAGAGTTGTTGCTTCTCTTGTAGGTGCTGCAGCAAGTATTACTTCTGCATATGGAGAACTTACAGTCTTACGTGTTATAAGTATTGGAACCCAACCCGCATCAACTGCAGTCATTGAAGGTGGACAAGGAACATTTAACATTGTTGCATCTATTACAAGTGGTGCTATATCTTATCAGTGGCAGAAGTCAATAAACTCTGGAGCAAACTGGAGTAATATAAGTGGTGCAAACTCAGCAACTTATACAACTCCTAATACAGTATTTCCAACAACTCCTTCAGAACAGTTCCGTTGTATATTAACAAATGCTAATGCAACTACTGTAACATCAACTGCTGCAACATTGACTGTTAATGAATCTGAGTTTGTAACTGCACCTACAAGTGTCACGCCAACAGTTGATCCAGATACAACTAGAACATTTTCTAGACAACCAGTTATTACTACAAGTGCATTTGTTCCTGAGTATTCGGGGTCAACACACATCTCTACCTTCTGGAGGATAAGAAGAGTTAGTGATAACGTGACTGTTTATGATACTGTAAGTGCTGTTGATGCTGATGGTGACACTGCTAATAAAACATCAATTACAATACCATCTGGATTCCTTGACTTTGATACTGCATATTCAGTTCAAGTTAAATTTAGAGACAATGCAACGCCACCTTTAGAAAGTGCATATTCTTCTGCAGTTAACTTTACAACACCTCTAGTTGACCAACCAGAGATACAAACTATCACTCCTGCATTTAACCCAACAATCAATGTTGATGCTATTGCAATGAAGAGTGGATATAGTCATTCCTCTAGTGATTGGCAGTTCGCTCCTGCAAATACATTTGCAACTATTGTTCACCAATCTCTTGGTAACTCAACAAACTTAAATTCTTACACATTACCTAATGCTGTTAACCTTAGTTCAAATACTACATATTATGTAAGAATTAGATTCAACATCAACCCTACCTAACATGGCAATTGCTTCAAGTAGAGAAGGACTCATAGATTATGCACTACGTCAAAACGGTGCACCAGTCCTCGAAATAAACATAGACGATGATCAAATCAGTGATCTAGTGGATGATGCTATCCAATTTTATAATGAGAGACACATGGATGGTTACATTAGAACTCATCTAAAAGTCCAGTATAATCAGTTAATGTTAGATGCCATGACTACAGATACTGATACTACTGTGACTTCTGGAACATCTAATAATCAGACTCTTACATTTAAAGAACAGAACAACTATATTAAGATGCCACCATACGTAACAACTGTGGTTAAGGTATTTGATTTTGTATCTAAGAATGTCACAAACTTATTTGATGTTAGGTATCAGTGGAGATTGAATGACCTTTGGGATCTTACACAGACAGAGATTCTTACATATGAAATGGTCAATAGAAGATTAGAAGATATCTACTATCTGTTAGAAGGACAGAAACAGATTAGATATCAGATGCGTGGTGATAGATTATATCTTGATCTAGATTTTAAAACTGACGTTCCTGCAGATCAATTCATAGTTCTAGAATGCTATCGTGCAATAGATCCTAATCAATTTACAGATGTATACAATGACATCTGGTTAAAGAGATATGTGTCTGCACTTATACAAAGACAGTGGGGTGCAAACTTAATTAAGTTCCAAGGAGCACAGTTGCCAGGTGGAATTACAATGAATGGTGAGTTTATATACAATGAGGGTAAGGCAAAGGTAGAGAAACTAGAAGAAGAAATGATATCTAAGTATGAGACACCACCACTAGACATGATTGGATAATGGCAAGAACCACTTTCTTTACACATGGTACTAGAAACGAACAGTTCCTATTCCAGAATCTAGTAGAAGAACATCTTAAAATGTTTGGGATGGATATTCTCTATTGCCCTAGAGAGATCATGCAAACTGATGGTGTTTTTAATGAGGAGGTAGTTGGTGAGTTTAATGATGCATATATTATAGAAGCATACCTAGAAAATTTTGAAGGGTTCCAAGGTGGTGGAGACCTATTGACAAAATTTGGTGTAGCACAGACTGATGAGATAACAATGATTATATCTCAGCAAAGATTTTCAGATCTTATATCACAATTCCTTTTACTTGACCCAGATTACAAAGCACCTGAGAGACCACAAGAAGGAGACCTAATATATTTTCCATTAACAAGTAATTACTTTGAGATAAAATTTGTAGAACATGAAGAACCATTTTACCAGTTAGGTAAAGGTTATGTATATAAATTGAAAGCAGAACTATTTGAATACAGTGATGAGAAAGGAGATCTATTTGATAGTGATGAGGAACTCGTAGATTACGGTTACACTGTCAAGCATTACTATCTTACTACTGCAGGAACCAATGCGTCTGGAACTCCTGTAGTAGATGGTGGTTCTCTTACTAATATATTCATCAGTGATAATGGTAGCAAATATAATGAGACTCCCCTAATAACTATCACAGGAGATGGAACGGGTGCAACTGCAGAAGCATTTATGGTTAATATAACTGTCAGTGGTGGATCGCCAACTGCGTCTGCTGTTATCAGAACAACAGTAAAAGAAGGTCAAATTAGAGCAGTCAATATAGTTAGTGGTGGTGCTAACTATGATGAAGACAGAGCAACATTAAATGTATCTGCACCTGATGCGGGTGGTATAGCAGCAACATTAATTCCAACTTTTACCAATGGAACATTGACAGAAATTAATATTTTATCTGGTGGATCGGGTTACAAGAGTGTAAGACTTATAGATATTACTAACGGTGGCAGTGGTTATACCTCTGCATCTGCATCGTTTACTGCTGCTCCTGCAGGAATTACAGGTGCCTTTACAGTTCCAGAAACTGTTACTGGTAGCACAACTGGAACAACTGCAAACCTAGTTGAATGGAATGCAGACGAAGGATTTGTAAAACTTAAAACACCTACTGGCACATTCCAGATAGGAGAATTAATTGTAGGATCAGAGTCTGGAGCACAGATAGTTTTGGATAATAGAGATGAGCAAGCAACTGCTGATCCTAAATATTCAGAAAGCGTAACCTTTGAAAACTTTGGTGACGATATCATTGACTTTAGTGAAGGCAACCCATTTGGATTAGTATAATGTTAGGTGCATACACATACAATAAAATTATTAGAAAGTGTGTTATTGGATTTGGTACACTATTCAATAACATAGAATGTAGAAAAGAAAATAAAGACGGTTCAGTATACAGTAGGATGAAGGTGCCTTTGGCATACGGTCCTCGACAGAAATTTTTAGCAAGACTAGAACAACAGGCAGATCTAAACCAGAAGGTTGCGATCACAGTTCCCCGATTATCTTTCGAGATGACGGGTATTTCATATGACAGT